ATCCATGAAACTCCTGACATTATGATTATTAACCCTTATAGATTCGGCACAGCAGCGGCAGGAATAAGCGAACCTCTTCATTGGTGGGATCTTAACAACGTGACAGCGGGGCAGGGATTGCTTGATAAAGGTTTTGGTGCATGGTCGAATCTGACGAATGTCGGAGGAGTCTCAACTTCAAGCGGGACTGGTCCAGATGGTCAAAATGTTGTGTCAATAGGGGCTACAAGCTACCTCGACAGAAGCGACGTAGCTTGGGATGGCGTAGCCGCAGGAAATAAAATGTCGGCCTCTGTTTGGTATAAAGCAACGCTACCATTGGCAAATACAGGAGCTTGGCTTGTTAGTTGGCGTCAAACATCTCCGTCGCGGATTATGGATGTGACACTCAGAAACGATACCCCAGACTATGCGAGGGTAGGTTGTTATGATGATACGGGTTATTTTCTCGGAGCTGGTCAAACTGGGGCATCGCCAATTGGATCAGGCTGGGAACATTTGCTGATGACATTCGACGAGGACACCATAAAAATTTACCTAAACGGGGACGAAAAAGAGAGCGTCACAGACGCGGCATTCACTGATTTTGTGACAGCTTCGATTCCTTTCGCTATTGGTGTTCCGGCGTTCGCGAAGACGTCAACGAACCTAAAATATCAGGGGCTGATGATGTCGCCCGCAATCTGGGATGTCGCGCTAACCCAAGCGGAAATTGATCACCTCTACAATAGCGGCAATGGGCGGCAATACGCTGACCTTACGATTATTTAAACTATGAAACTCTGCCTCCTATCTTTTTCGCTCTGCTCCTGCTCGTCACTTCAGCATGTTGTGACATCTGATAACGTCCTTCGTGCTGTGGAGATAGGGGAACATGCTGGGAGGATCTGGAAGCATGGAAGAGATATTTACCGTGACATCAACGAGCCTCCAGTTATCAATCCTACAAAATGAAAAACAAAACACTCGGACTCATCAGGCACGCTCTTACATTCGGTGGCGGCTATCTCGTTGCTCAAGATTTTATCTCAACTGATATAATGGTTGAGGTGGTGGGCGCAATCATGACAATCATTGGGGCGGCTTGGTCAATCGCAGATAAGAAAAATGTCTGAGGAAGAGATTCAAAAAGTTTCGCATAAATCGTGGGACGATCTGAACGACAAAGTTGATCGAATTGGAATCAGAACCTCCCGCTGGGCCGGTGGGTTATCTGTAATCTCGTTTGCGATTCTATTTGTTATGGCTTTCGGAATAACATCACTCAAAGAGATTGCGAATACCGTCCATGATAACAGGCTAAAGCTTGCAGCACCCCGATATACTAAGGCCGATGACGATCTCGTTAGAGACGAGGACTGGGCGCGATACGAGCGGGAGCAGGTCGTCAGAGACCAGATGTTTCAAAGAGAACTAGACCGGCGGCAACTCTGGATCAATGAGCAAGACAAATTTCGGTTACAGATGGTTGAGTTTGCGGCAGAGACTCGGCAATCAACAGCAGAAGGGCGGCGCGTTATTGATGAATTAAGAAAACTGATTGAGGAACTTAAAACAAAGTGAAATGAGTTTTGGTATTGAGATAGCAAAATGGACAAAGGATGCAACCGAAGGGATGGCGGATTTGCACCAAGCCGCCACGCTTGATCTTTTCACAAGTGTCATTTTACAAACCCCAGTAGGCAATCCTGACAACTGGCAATCTTTGTGGAAAGACACAGAGGGGAGGGCTGTAAATGCACCATTAGGCTACGTAGGAGGCCGCCTAAGGGGCAATTGGCAATTTTCCTCAAACTCCCCTGCAAGCGGTGAACTCGACACGGTAGACCCATCTGGGGCTAAAACAATGGCAGCAATGCAGCAGGGTGTTTTAGCTGTAAACTTTCGCGAAGATGTGAAACTTTACTTGAGTAACAATTTACCGTATGCAAGGCGTATCGAATATGATGGTTGGTCAAAACAAGCTCCCACAGGGATGGTCAGAAAAAACATCATTAAGATTTCCAACAACCTCAAAAGCAAAATATGAGTGACACAAACGTGAGAGGTGCTTTGATACAAGCAGCAAGCGACTTTCTGACCACAGGAACCCCCGCCATTGACGCGGGCGCGATAGCTTGGGAAAACAGGGTTTCAGATGCGGTATCAAATGCTGATTTGTGGTCATCGGTATTCTATCGCCCGAACACCCCAGAAGCCCGGACTGTCGGTTTCAATGGCATTGACGAGCAAACCGGATTTCTCCAAATCGATATCAATTCACCTGTGGGAGAAGGTGAGTCACAAGTCAACGCATGGGAAGATAAAGCCCGCTCATTTTTCGCAGGTGGCAACAAATTTACCCTTGGCAATATATCTGTGCTTGTAACGAGCACCGGAATGAGTCAAGGTCGCTCCGTTGACAATCACTATCGAAAGTCTCTAACCATCGCTTTTAGGGCGCAGCTCAAAAGGCAAAACTAATAGAAAACAAATACTATGTCTGAAGCTTCCGCTCATAAATTGTCCTACGTGGCAGAATCCACAATTGGCACAACGCCAACCAATCCAAAATGGAAACGCCTTCCTGATACAAGGACCACCATCGCACTCCTGAAAGATACTCTCACCACTGAGCGTCTCACGGGTAATCGATTCCCGGCACAACCCCGGACAGGTGCGCGTTCTGTCGGCGGTGATATTCCCGCCGATCTATCTTTTGGGGCTTATGATGATTTCATTGCAAGCGCACTCCAAGGAGTGTTTGTGGATGCTTCGGTAGGGGAAGACACTGTTGATCTCACCGTTGACTCTACGCCCGCTTTGGCTTCTGCCGTAGGTGATACATTCACCACACCGGCGGGAACCGTTACTATTGATAGTATTGACGCAGTGACTCAGGAAGTGAAATTCATTTTCTATACTCCTGCACTTGGGGGAAGTTATGAAAACTACACTCTGAGCGGAATTGATACAATCACGATTGACACTCACACTTTTGAATCAACGGCATACACCGACTTTCAAGAGAATGCGACATGCTCCGCAGGAGATACCCGGCAAAGCTTTTCAATCCTTCGTGAATTCGGGGACATTGACCCGGACGATGACGCTACCACAAGACCTTTCCTAGTTTATTCAGGCTGTGAAGTTGCTTCTATGAATATCTCAGCCAGTGCGAACGCACTTGCAAAAGCGACCTTTACTTTCTTCGGTATTGATATGTCGGCACCGCTTGAAACTGTACCAACCGGAAGTTCTTACAGTGACGCGATCACCACAACCGCTTTTGATACATTCTCAGGATCGCTTGAAATTGATGGTGTGGCAAAATGCATTATCACTGATTACAGCCTGACTATCAATAACGGTCACGCTGCGAAATATACCGTGGGATGTCAGTCTTCAGGAGATGCCATGGTAGGTGATTCCGTTATTGATGGATCGTTGACGGCATATTTCGAAAACATGGACCTGTACAACAAGTTCATCAATGAAGAATCCATGACTCTGAAACTCACACTTTCAGACAGTCTTGATAATCAGTTGATTTTCTACACACCTCTTTTGCGCATCCTCTCAGGCACACAGCCAGATGTTAGCGGGCCGGGATCTATCACAATTGCATTGAGCTTTTCTGCTCATGAACATGAAACCCTCGGAACACATATTACAGTTCAGCGTATTGAAGGTGTGTAATTTTTAGATATATGAAAAACAAGGAACCTGAAAAAGAAGTCTTGGGCATGGCAGCCTTTGACGTAAAGACAACTTCGGAAGAAGGAATCAAAGTGGAAATCGCATTACCAGACGGGACAGAGACGGGGAACTTCTTAATTGTGAGAGGTGCAGACTCCCCGACTTTCCGAAAGGCACAAGCAAGGACAAACCGAAAGCTTTTGGATCTCCAAAAGAAATCGAAAAGCTTAGATCCCGGTGATATGATAATCAGACAGGAAAAGCTTACAAGTGAGCTTGTGGCAAGTCTTGTGGCAGATTGGAATTTCGAAGAGGAATGTAATATCAAAAATGTGAGCGGGTTCTTTGAAAAGGCTCCGCAAGTAATGGAACAAGTTGACCAAGTGGCAGGGCAACGACATCATTTTTTCGTGAAGCCCTTGACGGTCTCAAAACTTACGCCGGAAAAGTCTTCTGGCTTGGTCAGAAAGTCAAAGAGGGCGAAATCACAAACAGAGAGCATTTCAGCAGGGTAGAACAGCAAACAGGGGTGAAACCCCCAGAGTTGGAATTGCCCGAAGTTGAAGAAAAGATCTTATATATACTTGAATGGTTCTATGAAATAAAAAGCGGGGAACCTATCACATATTTAGAGATTGAAGCTTGGGACAGATTGAAGAGCATCGGCATCAGTGCTGATGAGGTTGAAGGAATCATGGCGATGGATTTA